CCTCCTTAGCATCTCTTGCCGCTAACTGCGCACCCTGTGCCTCAGCTAAGTCTATCTCAGCTAAGTTTGTTGCAATACTTTTATTTTCTATTTGAGTTAACTTATCTAAGTCGTATAGTTCTTTTGACATATCAGCTCTAACACCTCTCGCTGCATCAGAAGCAGCAGCCTGAACGCGTCCTGCTGTTGCAGCTACACCTCTCTGATCTCCTTCTCTACCTGCTTCAATAGACTGTGCTGCAGCCGCCTTTATTATATCTCTCTCCATCTCGTATGCTTGAGTTGGTATAGATAGAGCCTCCATGTAATTTACACTTAAGGCCTTCTTTGCTGAAACCATTGCCTTTGCTGCATCAGCTTCAGCTTGCTCATAAATCTTCTTTTGTTTATTCGCTTGGGTAAATGACATAACACTCCCTGCGGCTGCGGATGCTAATTCAAATCCTGCTAATACTGCTCCAATCATAATATTATTCTTTAACTACAAAGATATTAAAAATTAAGGATAACTCTTCATTACCTCAGACTCAATAGCAAAAAGTTCAACTTTTGCCGTATTGGTATTCTCTAAGTCAACCACACAGTAGTGACCTAATACACCATGTGACTCAGCAACTGAGCTCTTGATGTATAGGAAGTACGGATCTTGAATAGGCGGAATAGCTCCCCCTGCCGTAGTGTCTACCACAAAGTAGTTATCACCTGCCGGGTAGTCCTGTATAATGTCTGTAACCTCACCGCAGAGCACAGGAGTGGTATATGGTGGTAATGCATAGTAAAGGTAGTCACCAATACTTGCAATGTTTCCGATAGCAACCAACGGTGCAATCGAGAAGTTAATCTGCAATGCACCTGCAGGTCCCGTAATTGATGTGCTTCTTCCTACACCATTCAATGAACGCAACGCGTACTCATCTGTTCCGGCAGGAACTGTTCCGGCATTACGAACAAATGCAAACCACGACCCCTCTTTCTTCTCAAACCATGGGTACTCGATGTATCCTGTCGTCTGAATGTCAGTCTGCATAGCTGCTTCCCAAGCATCGTCACCCTCTATGTTTAATGTCTTGAACAACTTGTTCTGAAGTGGCACATCGTTAAATACAGTCTGCAATGTTGAGCTGTATTGAGTACCGTAGAAGTTATTCCTAACACTATTTACGTTATGACGGTATAGGTTACCACCCTTGAATGTATAGAAATAATTGTTCATCCCAATCATCCAATCGGGGATAAAGGAGTAGAACGATGTCCACCCCTGTACCCTTTCGCTATATGATAATGTATACTCTGCCATTTATTTATTTTTTAACAAGTGCATGATTCTAATGATACTACTACTCCTGCAGGTGAACCATCAACTACTACAGAGTTTACTCGTGCACAAACATATATTATATCTGAAGCAGGTACTGTTGTTGTCTGAGGTGCTCCTGCACAATCTGTATAGTCTACAGTGTAAGGATCTAATGTAAAGTTATCTACTTTATAGCTAACACAAACCTCTTCACAGCTTGAGATAGCAACCTCTGTGTCAATCGTTACTGTATTGGTTACAGACGTGTATGACATAACTTGGAACACACATCCTCCGTAGAATGGATCGCTTATAGATACGAAGTCGCCTACGTTTACACCTGTGATAGATGAGTCAGCAACTAACTGAATTCCATCAGCACAACGCTCAATAACAAAGTTATTATAGCCACACTGACCAAATTCAACGATAACACCATTCTCTAATCTAAACCACTCGTATGGTGGACTCAAGGCTGTTGGTGCATAGTAGTATCCATCCTGTGCATGGAACTCTCCATTTACATCTAAGAACACCCAATCAAATAGACCAAGTAATGCGCCCGTACCATTTACAGGTGCGCTATAGTATGTAATGGTATCTTGAAACTCACAAGCCAAGTCCGGTCTTGCAGACGCTTGACCTCCGTAGAATATTGGAAGGACAGTTGGACAGGTAACAGACAAGTTGAACGCAGCTGAGCATGGCGCAAATACTGTTAACGTCAATGATGACGGATTAATAGATGTCTTTGGTATAACGAACACACACTCATCCGGGTTATTAATAGTGGTCTCTACCTGAGTAGGGAATACATTAACAATCTGAGTTGTCCCGTTAGGATCATAGACAAGAGTTGTTGGATTGTATGTAAAGTTAGGAAGTGTATGGAATCCTGTAGTTATACCACAGTCATCATCTAAGTCTCCTATATATGTAGGAAGACCCAAAGCTCCTTGAAGGAATCCATATATTGGTGAGCTTACTGCGTTGTATACAACACCATCGTACTCAGCCTCAATTCCTTTTGGAAAGTTTAATGGATCAAACTTAACTACTACAGCTCCAATACTTGTTGGATCATTTCCTAAGTCTATTGTTAATTTATATACCCCAATTCCTGTATCTAAGTTATTGTAAGTACTGTCACATCCTGAACCACAAGATGTACATAGCTGCTGAGGTTGCAATTGACAACCAACAAGCTCACGTACAATCATTGTGTCTGAGTAGAAACCATCAGGCGCACAAGTAGTTAATGCAGCGTCTAAGTATACCGCTGTTGCGGATCCTAATGATGGAGCATCTAAGTAATAAGTCATATTAAATTATTTAGCTTGGACATCCACATTCTTGGACGACCGTTATTAATAAAGTTCCGGATATTACCTCAGGAAGTACAGATGAAAGAGCACAAGCTGTAGAACTCTCCTGTTCGTTTATAGATATAGTTCTAACTACACCATTACAGTCTGTATATTGAACTTGAGCTATACCCTCTCCTACATTTGAGAATCCCCATGTCTTACATGGTTCAGAACAAGGATCACACTCACAGCATATAGTTGTAATACCATCTGCAGTAGCTGAGTAACATAAATCAACAGGAACAGAGTTTCTGAAATCCCATATCAAATATAGATAATTATCAGATGTTCCGACATTAAAATCAGCATAATAATAATCACCACCACCTAATATAGGAGTTGCAGTACTTGATGCCGCAACTAATGCGTTTATCTCAGTAGTGTTGTTGTTATATAATGTATTAGTTCTTAAGTACTTAAAGCTATCAGATGTTGGATCAAATTGGAACGTAAGTAAACCACCTCCATTTGATATCATCCTCATCGTACTATTGTCTGTTGGTATACTTGCTGAGCCTTGTGGCCCTATAACCGTGTTATATCTTGACACTACAGGGTTAGTTCCTCCTGAGAAGAATACCAAGTTAGACTGTAATGATCCAACAAATGTACCATCTGTATATCTATACTCAGTACGAATAGTCTGACCAACCTCAGATGCAGCTGTTAATACAACCTCAACAATTCTCAATACGTTAGCAGTTGGACAGTTTACAGTAATCTCTATTACTAATGGAGTGCTTGTAATAATAGACATTCCAATCTCATTCTCTGAGTTACTATTCTTGTCAACTACAAGTGTTCCACTTGTATCTATAGGACCGGTAGTAAATGTATTACCATCATACACTGCATTTATTTGGAAGGTAGCAGATGGCTCAATACTAATTACGTTGTATGTAATGTTTACATCACCAACAAGCTCTCCAACATTCACACAGTATCTAAATAACGAGTCAATATTAAGCTCTTGAGTAATACCACATGATAAGCAACTGCTTACAGTTGGTATCTCGATATTGTTAGAGCTTAGTACATACTCATCTAAGTATGGATCATATGCACCTAGCTTCTGAGTGTTAAAGTCTTCGTTGAATAGGTCTCTAAACCAAGTACTCATACCAAACTCAGATATCACAGCTAACTGATCTGACTCAGAGCTAGATATAGAGGTACTTCCTCTTAATTGAATAACAGCACCACGTTTAGAGTCTGTAAAGTATCTATTGTAACCCCAATGAATATAACTTTCAGGGTTAAAGCTAATACCATACTTTTCAATACGTGCAATCTGAGTACCCAATACCTCAGGTACAGACGTAACTGCTCCACCACCTGCAGCATCAGACAATAAGTTCTTCCCTGCCAATACATAAGATATCTTATCTTCTTGTAACGTAAGTACGTCAGTCTGACGAGCATCTAATATGTAGATAGGCCCGAATGAGTTCTGAAGTGGCTTAAAGTTAAGTAGACCTAAGTTAAACTCATTTAGCTTGTTTATGTTTGTCTCATTGTTATATACACCGCTGTATGTAATGTCAGATGATCTACGTGCTGCCTTATACTCCTCATTAGCAACAGATGTAACTCGGTTACCTAAACCAAAGGTATCACCTACAATAGAGTCAAGTATCTTATAGCTCTCAGCTCCATTACCAAATGAGTAACAGTTAAAGAAGCTTGTATTAATAACAGCCGGTGTACCTAAACTTAGGTTTTGGTTTAATACATTACCATCGTGATTACCAAAAGAGTCAATAGCAAATGATTGATCGCTTTCAAAGAAGATATCAGGATTAGCCTCAGATGGCTCAGTCTCGAATATAAATGTGTTCTCTGATCTAAATACACTAATGTTTACTTCTACAGATGACTTAGCTTTATTTTGTACTGTGTTACAATTTTGAGGTCCTTGTACACCAAGGAATAATCCATTAGTCAATGGGTCTCTAACAAAGTGATAATAGTTAGCTAACGTCAAACATCCAATCCCCGTTGGAATAGGGCCGGGGAATGACTGAGTTGTTGGATCATATACATTATCCATTGGACAAGTACTTGAAGGATCAATTTCAGCAATTCCTGAGTTTAATAAAGAAGCTACATTATCATAGTTCCACCAATCCTGCATATTATTATAATTTGCAGAAGATACTAGATCTAAGTTTAATGTGTATATTCTTTTCTCACAGTTGTTAGTTCCTTGTCTTTCAAACTTAAAATACATTTGAATCTTAGTACCTGCAGGCACTGTATAATCATCATACGTAAGCGTTGTAGGATTCCATATATTCATGCTGTAGTTTACATATGGATACTGAAAAGCTCCTAAAGAAGTTTCATCTCTAACTAATCCCGGTGCAATAACTGATTGTTCATCAAATATTGCATTGAAATTATTAGCATTCATCTTCATATATACACCCGTTGGTACAGGTATATTAACTCCCGGAAAAATAGTACTTGGTATTGTAATAAAATCAGCTTGCTCAGCTTGCTTATCTAATACAGTTGCATAAACACAGTTTTGTGTTGGGCCACTTGTATCGGATTTAACAATCAATCTCATCCCTGTCTCTACCTTCCTTGCGTTTTCTCCTTCAAGAAGGAAGTAAGTATTATTTGTTTCAGGATCTTGAAAGAAAAGATTTGAGTATATTGTCTCATAACCTTCTCTGTCAGGCTTGATAACAAACTTATATCTTGTTGCCCAAGAAGGAGCTATCTGTGGTACAGGGGAACTTGGTATAGTTACCTGTATATAGTTCTTGTACTTAGCATTTCCACATGGTACGTTAACAGTATTGCTCTTACTTACTAATGCTGTAGTGGATCTATTAAAATCATCCATGTAAACAATACCTACCTCATAACCTCTGTTACTATGTAAACTTTGAGTATTAGAGACATCTTGATAATCAACAACAGAAGATACTACACTAAAATATTCATATACAGTATACGTTGGAGTTGTAACATTATCTACATAAACAGCAGCAGGAAATTGTAGAGTTATACTGTCACTACTTGGACTTGCACCAATTAATATTGGTTCAGCTATAGCATCTATACCACTACCGTATTTTATATATGTATTTAAGTTTTGAATTAATGCACAGTTAAATACATCTGTCATCGTTACACCATTACAAGCATTCGCAATTGACTGTATATTAGAAATTGTACCTATTGCTTCTTGGAATATTGGACTAATAGCTAAGTCATAAACAGATGCAAAGTCTGTAGGCAAAATAAATGTAAATGAAATACTTAAATTAACATTTTGTTCCGTTGGAAAAGGAGTACTTCCTGAAAATGAAGCATGATTAAATGTTACATCAAAATTAATATTTGCACCTGCAACTAAACTAACTCCTGATAAATCAAAAGAAAGAACAGCATTAGATATACTTGTTGCTCCATCAATATTATAATCTCCTGTTTCAGTGGAATCAGGTAATTCTATTAATCCTATTTCTTCTGTTTTTAAAGTAGTATAGTACTCAAACTTTACAGGTACTCCACTCTTATCAATTAGGTCATATCCCTCAAGGTAGTTTCCATACATCAAACGATTACCCATAATTGTCTGTGCCTTAGCAAGACGTGGTACGTTGTCATACAACCTAAGTATCTCATAATCAGGTAGTATTGTAAATATCTTGCTATTATTAAATACATACGTGTAGTCTGTATTATCTAATAACCCAAGCTCAGATTTATTTAACTTCTCAATTACCTTGATGATGTTATTACTTGCATCCTTGAATAACAAGTCTACTCCAACTACAAGTGGCCCACCTGAGTTATATGTAATGATAGCAGTATTTATTGAGTTCTGCATACCATTATTCAATAAACTATTTACAGAAAATTGAAACCCACTTGGTAAAAATGCCGGTAAACTAAACTGAGATGTTGCAGAGTACTGACTGTCTGCGTAACGGTAACGATATGCGAAGCAGATGAAGTTATCCTGTAAAAAGTTTTGCTGACCTCCTGTGTTTGTTAATTGAAATGTAGGTGCCTCCATAGGTGGCTTCTTGACAACCAATAATGACTCAGCACTGAACTGATCTACATCAGCAAATGGATTAGCATAGTTCTTTTTTACATTAATCCATCTAGGAGGATTATAGTCATCAGAGAAGAATAATAAGTCATCTATCTTATTTACTGCTGTAATTAAGTACTTTTCATTGAAATTAAGAGTTGTTAATATACCATCTCCATCATCAATACTAATAACGTGATACGTTAGTATGTTTGTTAAAGTATTAAAAGACATGATTAAGTCTAACTTTCCTGTAGCTCCTACTGAGAAGTTAGGGTCATGTACAAACCAATATACTGTCTCTTTAGACCCATCCTCAAATGCACCAATACATCTTGCATCGCCACTTAGTGGTGTACCATCTGTATAGATAAGATTCGTAAGTGGCAGGTTACCCTTTGTGTTTTCAATAACACCCATCTCTGATTGCTCAGTAGATCCCATCCTTACATTTAATGCATCTATATATTCACCATTAGGCACAAGTCGTTGGTCAACGAGCTTGTTCATTCGGCCTGCAGTAAAGTTTCTTGTTATGTTTGCCATATTATTTTATGAACTTATCCATTCCTCTCAAGTTCATTAAGAGTCTTCCCGGATGTATATTACTCATTCTAATTTTTGCATTGCGCCAAAGAGCTGTCTTCTCTTTGCGTGCACGACTAATAACGTACTCTTGAACACCTAGCTTAGAGCTAAGGATCTCATACTGAATATAAGCGTATACATACTTCTCAAATAACTTATTTACAGTAATCTTTGAGTTATCACCGTTCTCCATACCATCTGATACGTACTCAAGTATACAAGACTTATTAGCCATACCTGAGTCAAAGTTAATAACTCCTGCCTTCTTATCAATATTAAATGTAGGATTTCTGTTAGCAGTCTCTGTATTTAATCCGTATCTCGTACCAATTGTAAGATCAAAATACCAATTACCATCACAGCAGTAACCTTCTTGACCATCAAACTGATTTCCTTTATTAAGGTAGATACTCTTCTTTGTATTAGTAATTCTCTCCCAATCAATCTCAGAGAATTGAGGCTCAAGTGCATTACCATCTTGATCAAATAAAATCCTACAGTTGTTGTCCTGTAAGTAAGCCTTTGATGATAACGTCTGAATGTTCTCAGATAAAGGGTATAGATACCCGTCCTTGTACATTGATATACGAACCCAATTCACGTAGTCTGATGGCAATACAAAACGTAGCTGTTCACATACGTCCAACTCTAATACCTTAATCTCTTTAAACGCATCGTAGTTCAATTCTTGAATCGCACGCTTTGCGTGGAACAAGATCTTATAACGCTCCTCATTGTTTACCAACGAGTGGTTTCCTGAATACATCAATTGGAAGTTTGTAACAATCTCAGTTAAACTAACGTACTGATACGAACCCCAATTAGCATCCTCGGGAGCATTGCCCCCGTTTTCATAATACTGATACTGTGAAATATATGCCATGTCTTATTATTGTTGTTGACTGAATGTTGGTTCCTCGTGTTGTTGTTGAGCTGATCCGAACTGAGATACCTCAGCCTCACGAATAACAACACCACAATACTCAAGCATTTTTGTAATCAATTTGTACTCATCCTCTACAGGTAACTCAAAGTCCTGATAGTCAGGTTGTGTTTGGTCAAATGCAGGCTCACCATTTAACAAGTTTATGTATGTCCATTTAGGTGCTAATGGTGTTCTAAAGTATGAACACTTCAATGAGTTAACTCCGTTTATTACATCCGGATAAACTATAACCTTTTCTCCCTCAATGATATAAGCAGGAAACTCTAAGCTTGGTGATGTTAATGGCGAATCCAATAATAGATTAATCCTACCATTGTTTACTTTCTCAGCGTCCTTTAATCTTAAAGATGTGTTTGGATCGTAGCAAGTTAACTTACTAATCATGTAAGGGCTATACCCTGTAGTTGTTAACGATGGTAAGTAATACTCATTTGTAAGTGGAGATACCTGTGTTAAGAAGTCATTTACTAAGAATGACTCTAATACCTCTGATATGTTCTTCTCAATGTTCGCATAATCAGTTCCTGCCATACGAGCATTTTCCATGTTAATGGTCTTGTTGTAGCTACTGAAGTATTCTTCAAATATCTCCATTTGCGCTTGTAACGCAAGTAAGTTGAAGTCTGAAGGTGAGATATAACCGTAGTTATTTTTATTGAGTATAGATAGTACTGTGTTTCTAACCGAATTTATCATTATAATCCTTTTTACAAAGATAAATAAAAAAAGGCACTCCTAAGAAGTGCCTTTTCTAATCATTTGTCAAACTAAATTATGCAACAGCTACAGAAGTAATCAACTGTTGAGTTGAACCAACTAATGGTAATTGAGGAATAACAATAGCAGAAGGATTAGATGCCGGCTCGTTAGCCAATGCAAATGCATCAACAACAGCCATGTGAGATGCATAAGTTGCATCAGCTGTAGTAAATGTAATTGTAATAACGTCTCTATCTGCATTAGCACTTAATGATGTCAATACCAATGTAGATGTAGATGGCATTGTAATTAAATAGTCAGCTCCTGCAGAAATTAAAGCCTTAGGAAGTGCAGTAGCAGCTCCAATTGTGAATTGTACAAATTTTTTGTTCATGATGTTTTTGTTTAATATTAATATCAGTACAAAGATAAAATAAAAAAATAAAAAAAAAGGAGGACCTAAATCCCCCT